TTACTAAAGCAACTACTATCTTTGAGTCGGCAATCGTATCTAAAGTAAATGACATTTTAGAGTCAGTTACTATTGACATGGAAGCAGAACTAGAAGTTGAGAAAGCAGAAATTACTGAATCTCTAACTACTAAGTTAGATGACTATTTGGAATATGTTTCTGAAGAATGGATGAAGGAAAACGAACTTGCTGTTGAACAAGGCATCAAGAACGAAATTACTGAAAACTTTATGGCAGGTCTTAAAGACTTATTCACAGAAAACTATATTGACATCCCTGAAGATAAAGTCGACTTAGTTAATGAAATGGCTACTAAGTTAGAAGAACTTGAAACTTCGCTTAATGAAGAAATGGAAAAGAACATTGAACTTAAGAAAGATATTGCTGAGTCTAGTCAAGACAAGATTCTAGTAACTGTTTCTGAAGGTTTAACTGAATCACAAGCAATCAAACTGAAGTCACTCGCTGAGGGTGTAGATTTTGATGATGCTGGTTCTTATGTAGAAAAACTTGAAACTCTTAAGGAAAACTACTTCCCAACGGAAGAAGTAATTACTGAAGACCTTGATGATGAACCTCTGGAAATTGATAATGATGTAACATCTGTTGATCCAGAAATGTCTGCTTATATGAGTGCTATTACTAAAAGCATCCGTTAAGTTAATTTTAAATAAAAGGAGAAACAAATGACTCAATCAAACGACTTGCTAAAAAAGTGGCAGCCGGTTTTAGAGCATCCTGAACTAGATTCAATTACGGATTCTCATAAAAAGGCAACTATTGCTACTCTTTTAGAAAATCAAGAAATCGCTGCTCGTGAGCAGTCTAATCAAGGTGGCATGTTTGCCCCTACTTTACTAGGTGAAGCATCACCTGCAAACGCTATGGGTGGTTCTTCATCTACTGCATCTGCAGGTAACGTAGATATCTTCGATCCAGTGTTAATCTCACTAGTTCGTCGTTCTATGCCTAACCTTATTGCATATGATATCGCTGGTGTTCAACCAATGACTGGTCCTACTGGACTTATCTTTGCTATGCGTTCTAAGTACACTTCGCAAAGTGGTACTGAAGCAATGTTCAATGAAGCAAATACTTCATTCTCTGCATCTGCGTCAGGTAATACTGCTTCATTAGGTGTTGCTAACGGTGCTGCAGGTACTGCTCAAACTGGTTCTGATCCTTCGGATCGTGCTTCTGGTTCTGGCTATACTGTTGAAACTGGTATGTCTACTGCTGATGCTGAAAAACTTGGTGATACTGCTAATAACGGTTTCAACGAGATGGCATTCTCAATCGAGAAAGTTGCAGTTACTGCAGTTACTCGTGCGTTGAAAGCAGAATACACTATGGAACTTGCTCAAGATCTTAAAGCAGTACATGGTTTAGATGCTGAGACTGAATTATCTAACATCTTATCTGCTGAAATCCTTTCAGAGATTAACCGTGAAGTAATTCGTACAATTAACTACTCTGCTGTTGCTGGTGCTCAAAAGAACACTACTGCTGCAGGTACTTTCGACTTAGATACTGATTCTAATGGTCGTTGGTCTGTAGAGAAGTTCAAAGGTCTTATGTTCCAAATCGAACGTGATGCTAACGAAATTGCTAAGTCAACTCGTCGTGGTAAGGGTAATATTATGATTACTTCATCTGATGTTGCTTCTGCACTTCAAATGGCTGGTGTTCTAGATTACGCTCCTGCGATTAGTAATAACTTACAAGTAGATGATACTGGTAATACTTTTGCTGGTGTAATGAATGGTCGTATCAAAGTTTACATTGATCCGTACTTCTCAGATGCTACTAACAACTACTACACTATGGGTTACAAGGGTTCATCTGCATTCGATGCTGGTTTATTCTACTGTCCATATGTTCCATTACAAATGGTTCGTGCAGTTGGTGAGAATTCGTTCCAACCTAAAATCGGTTTCAAAACTCGTTACGGTATGGTTGCAAATCCGTTTGCTACTAATGACGGTAACGGTGTTGCGGCACGTTTAGGTACAGGCGATGGTAACATCTACTACCGTTTGACTAAGGTTACTAACTTAATGTAATCTCTAGTTAAACCTAGACAAAACCCTGACTTCGGTTGGGGTTTTTTTTCGCATTATAAATATAGTACAAGGAAAATAATATGCCAACAGAACCTACAAACAAATCATTACTATCCCCAATTGGATTTAAATTCTTAATCAAGAAACTTCCACACGTAAATTATTTTTGTACTTCAGCATATATCCCAGATATGACACTTGGCAGAATTGAAACAGTAACTAACCCATTCAATAAATTACCTATTGCTGGTGATAAATTAGACTTTGGTGATTTAACTTTAAAGTTTAAAATTGATGAAGATATGAAGAACTATCGAGAGATCTTTGATTGGATGACTGGTTTAGGTTTCCCTGACAATTATGACCAAAGAAGATTACTAACTGAACCATATTCTGATGCATCATTGATTATTACTACTGCTCAGTATAAACCTAATATAGAAGTTAAGTTTATTGATTTATATCCTACTAATATTGCATCTTTAGAATTTGATGTCAGTCAACCTGACGTAGAATATTTAACTGGTGATGTTACATTTAATTATCGTTCTTACGAATTAGTAACAATAACATAACAGTTACTATTATATCAAAGAGGCAACACCTCTATTATACTACGAAAGTGGTGATTGGTCAAATTATTTAAGAATTTATTTTAAACGTGTGTACTTTACTTTTACTGAGTAATAGGGTATAATTATATTATGAACATTGAACAAATTGTATCTGAGTGGAATAAAGACTCAAAGATAGACGAAACCGAATTAGGCACTGCCAGTGCTAAAATCCCCCAAGTCCACAATAAGTATCTCAAATACTATATGGGAGAACGTGTACAACTTATTAAGTTGAAGGGAAAGCATAAGAAAATTCATAGAACGTTGCTTGAGTATTATCTTGGGGAATTAGACAGACACGAATTAACAGAATTAGATAGAGAGCAATTCTTTAAGAAGTTATTGAAGAATGAAGTGAACACGTATATTGAGTCAGATGATTTGTTTATTGAGTCTACTATCAAAGTAGCAATGCAAGAGGAAAAGGTTTCTTACCTTGACTCAATTATTAAAAGTTTAAACAACCGTGGATTCCAAATAAAGTCTGCTATTGATTGGGCGAAATTCACCTCAGGTGGTTAATGGATATTATTGAGATACACAAGAAAGACGAAGTAAATCTGAAACTCGAATGCGATCGTGGAGTTGCTATGGAACTCTCAGAATTTTTCACGTTTGAAGTTCCAGGTGCTAAGTTTATGCCTGCTGTTCGTAATAAGATTTGGGATGGTAAAATAAGATTGTTCAATGTAAATTCTATGCAAATCTATGTTGGTTTACTAGACCATATTAAGAGGTTCGCTAAGGATAGAGATTATCAAGTAAACATACACGATGGTCTTGAAGATACAATGGATATCCCGTTGAATGGACTTGAGAAATACTTAACTGAGAAACGTTTCAAACCTAGAGATTATCAGTTGCGTGCAGTTGCTCATGCTATTAGAAAGAACAGAGCATTAATACTATCCCCGACTGCATCTGGTAAATCATTTATCATTTACTCACTACTGAAATATTATTTAAGAAAGGAATGTGAGAAGGTTTTAGTCATCGTTCCAACTACTTCTTTAGTTTCTCAAATGGATAGTGATTTTACTGATTATTCAGATGGTACGTTTCACGAAACTCATAAGATAATGGCGGGTCAGGATAAGCAGCATCCTACTGCAAGGGTTTTTATTTCCACATGGCAGAGCATATACAAACTCCCGAAAAAATACTTTGACCAGTTTGACGCGATCGTAGGGGACGAGGCACACCTCTTCAAAGCAAACTCCTTAACTAAGATTATGGAGAAAATGCCCGAGTGTAAATACCGATTCGGTTTTACTGGAACGTTAGATGATACTCAGACAAATAAACTTGTACTAGAAGGGTTGTTTGGTCCAGTGATGAAGGTTATCACAACTAAAGAGTTGATTGATAATGATACTCTTGCTGAGTTTAGGATCAAATGTCTTATATTAAAATATCCAGAGGATGAACGAAAACGTTTGAAGAAGGCAACGTATCAAGAGGAGATGGATTTCATAGTAAGTAATACTCATAGAAATAATTTCATCAAAAACTTGACAATTACCCGAAAAGGGAATACACTATTATTATTCCAATACGTTGAAAAGCATGGTAAAATACTATACGAATTAATTAAGGGTGAGTGTCAAGATGAAAGAAAAGTATTTTTTGTACATGGAGGTGTAGACGCAGATGAAAGAGAAGAGATTAGAGCAATCACAGAAAAAGAAACAGATGCAATCATTATTGCCTCTTACGGAACGTTCTCTACTGGTATCAACATTCGCAATCTTCATAACATTATATTTGCTTCTCCTAGTAAAAGTCGCATACGAAATCTTCAGTCGATAGGACGTGTATTGAGAAAGGGAGATAGCAAAGAACAAGCAACGTTATATGATATCTCTGATGATTTAAGTTGGAAGTCTCACCATAACCATACCTTAAAGCATTTTGCTATTAGGATTAAGATGTATAACTCTGAAGAGTTTGAGTACTCTTTATACAATATAAGATTAAATTATGACAGTTAGTATTATTAAATTATCAAGTGGTGAAACTGTGATGGCAGAAGTGTTGAGTTATGATGAAGAGACATATGACTTAGAAGTCTTAAACCCATTACAATTATCAATGGTTGAGGATCTGGAAACCCATAAGATGCAAATGTTCTCATCATCATGGATTCCATTATTTGGTGAGAAAACTACTGTAGAAATTAGGTTCGTACATATTATAGCAGTATCAGAAGCAACTGATGATATGATAGATTATTATTATGGTTCTTTACAAGAAATGAGAATAATAGAACATACTGGCGAAATTGGCGAAGATTATTCAGATACAATTAAAGGTAAAATAGTTCAAGCAATTATTGGAGTTGCAAACACAAGTATTCATTAAAGGAAATATTATGGCAAAGAAAAAAAACTATGTAAACAACCCAGACTTTTATGCAGCAATGGTTGCATATCAAGAATCAATTATATTAGCAGAGGAGCAAGGAAAAGATAAACCTAGAGTTCCAGATTATATTGCTGAGTGTATCTCACTGATTGCTAATAGGTTATCATTTAAACCAAACTTTATCAACTACACGTTTAGGGAAGATATGATTGGTGATGGTATTGAGAACTGCTTACGATATATGCACAACTTTAATCCTGATAAAACTCAAAACCCTTTCGCATACTTCACTCAGATTATTTACTATGCATTCCTAAGACGTATTCAAAAGGAGAAGAAGTATTTGTACACTAAGTTTAAGGCAACTGAAAACGCAAACATAACTGGTGAGACTGCTGATATGCAAGGACATGATATTAATGGTAATTTCGACTCAAGTATTAAGTCGAGTGAAGGTGCTAAAGAATATCAATCTGAGTTTATTCAGAACTTTGAGTCGGCAAAAATGAAAAAGGTTGTTAAGTGAAGATTGGTTTAATCACGGATACACACTGGGGAGCGAGGTCTGACTGTTCACACTTTCACGATTACTTTGAAGACTTCTATACAAAGCAGTTCTTTCCGGAATTAGAAAAGAGAAATATTGATACAATTATTCACTTGGGTGATATTGTAGACAGACGTAAGTATATCAACTATGTCACACTGAGAAAGATGAAGGATATCTTTATTGATGTGTGCGATAAGAAGGAAATTGACTTACACGTTATTGTAGGCAACCACGATGTTCCGTTTAAGAACACGAATGAAGTAAACTCTATGAATGAGTTATTTGGTGGGACTAAGGTTAAGTCATATTCTAAACCAACGACACTAACTTTTGATGGGCATGATATTTTAATTATGCCTTGGATTAATGCTCAGAATTATGATGTAGCAATTGACGCAATGGATAAGACACCTGCTCAAGTTATGTTTGGTCATCTTGAGATTGCTGGTTGCTTAATGAATGTAGGTATGCCAAATCCTCATGGTATGAAAGTTTCAGACTTTAGTAAGTTTGATTTGGTATGCTCTGGACATTTTCATCATAAGTCTACAACTAAGAACGTTGAGTATCTAGGTTGCCCATATGAATTGACTTGGGCTGACTTCAACGATGCTAAAGGTTTTCATATCTATGACACTGATACAAGGGAAATTGAATTCGTAAGAAACCCAGTGTCAATGTTTAAGAAAGTATTTTACTCTGATAACAACAAAACTATTGAGGAAATACTCGACTTCAATTTTGACTCATATAAAAACACATACGTTAAAGTGGTGCGTCAAACTAATGACAATCCTTATTGGTTTGACTTGTTTATGGACAAGTTATACAAAGCAGATCCTATTCATATTCAAATCGTTGATGACCATCTCAATCTTGACTTAGAGGATGACGATGATATTATCAACGAAGCAGAAACTACTCAAACGATTATGTCAAAATATATTGACAACCTTCCGGAAAATGTACCTAAAGTGAATTTGGATATTCTAATGAGAGAGTTATACT